ATGTAGATTATGTTCCTGTGCTAAGTTTCTAGCACTATCTGCACAATGCTCTTCATATTTTTCGTTAACATAAAGAGTTTCTTTTTCTTGCATAACTTGATCTGGTAATGGGTTATCAATCATTGATATCTATCCTCCCAATCACATTTATTCAAAGTTTCATCTTCAAATTCTTCTTCATCTATTTCTTCAGTTTCAGAATACTCCCAATCTCCATCATCAGATGAAAAAGATCCACCATCAAATTTTCTGAAGTTACGATGAATATCATCTTCGTTGATATCATCTGGTGTTTTGATTAATAAACTATGCATCGACATTGACGATACAGTTAATTTAAAATACTTAGACATAGTTTTCGTTACCGAATTTTCGTATTTGGAAAGTACTGGGCTTACATACTTTGAGGTCTACCATTTTTAATCTCAGAGAAATTAAAAACTATACTTTTCATGACGCTAGTATTGCCAGTAAATTATTCCACCCTTTTAAGAAAGTGAGTTAATAATATATTCATAGCTTTTTCCTTTTCTTCTATAATTTTTGAAGTTTTATAAATCTTTTTTTGATCTAAATATATTTTATATTTTAAATCTATTTTATCTTGCCTTTTATCATGTATTTCTATCTTATTTTGCTTTTCCCATTCTTCTATATCTGATTCAACTATTACAATGTCATACCAGTCATAAAAAGTACTGGGATGTACATTATCAAAACCTTTTTTACATTCTTCTATTACCTCAGTTTTAGATAATTTTTTTCTAATTAATTCTTTCATATATTCCATACATGATTCTCTATTAGGATTTACATTTACCATTAATCAATTCTCCTACTAGTAATTTGTATCTCTCTTACTAAATATCTAACTGATTCTTCATAATCTATTTCATTACCCTTTTGAGGTAAAAAGAAAGTAGCATCCCTTTCTGCTAACTCACATAATACTGATAAAATATTAAGTAAGATTTGAACTTTGCTTTTAATATCCATTAATTTTTATCCTCAAAAAAAGTTAAACAATTTTCAAGAGTAATGTCATCTAATCTTTTGATGACATTATCTTTATATTTATCTCCAGAGCTTGCTAAGTGATTTATTAATCTAATAATTACTACTTGATGCTCTGGTAATAATTCTGAAATTCTGCAAGGAATTTTTATAATGTGTTCGTTCATAGCTTTATTTAGTATCTTTATTAATCGCCTTTAATAGATCCATAAAAAATGGACTAGGTGTAATTGTGAAAGAATCACCATTGTCTTCTACTTCGCCTTTAAAGTAGTTAGGATTCTTTTTTCTTTCTTCTTTAATTAATCTTTCAAATTCAAGAGAATCAAATTCTTTTTTTTGTTTTTTCATTTTTTAATATAAGAATGTAATAATAATGATATCATAATATTAGTTTATGTACATACATTCATGTCGAGAGTTAAACATTTCATTCACCAACATTCAGACTTGCCCATTCAAGACATTCAAGACTTACTTCATTCAAAACATTCAATTAATTCAAAAAAAGTAAAATTTCAAAATTTTGATTTTTTATTTCAATTTTTAATTTTTTACTTTTTAAAAATTAAATAATTATTTTAAATTTTTGAAGTATCCCTTTTTTTGTGTTCCATGTATTAAAAGTGCGAATGGATCAGGTTTAAAGCAACTTGAATCATCCTTATCTATTTTGTACGGCTTGCCTATGTGCTCTATACCTTTTTTTATTGCTTCGTCTTCTGAATTAACAACTATTGCCCATCTTTTAAAATATCCTTTATGTATCAAATCGTCTCTCAATCCCCCCATACTCGCAGTGACATAAAAATTTTTGGGGATGGATATATTAATTCCAAATAAATGTAAACTTTTTGAATAACAATAAAACTTCATTAATGGGTTAAGTCTAGCTACTGCTAACCAGCATCTTAAATACTCTCCATTAAAGAAATCTCCCGAACTATGTATGCGAACTTTATTTATATTTTTAGTCTTATGTTCTTGTATAGAATCATTTATTAATTCATAAGTTTTATAAAATCCTTCTTCACTAAATAAAGTTTTACAAATTAAATTAAAATTATATTTTCTAGCATTATATACGTTTTTATACTGTGCTTCCTGACTAGCAGCGTAACATCTAAAAATAGTATTTTCGCCATCTTTGACAGTAAGTTTACCGTTATTATTCATAACGGCATAAGACTTGCATTCATTAGCCATCGGGCAAGTTTTACCAGCTGGTAAGTCAAAAATTAAAGTGTTTTTTAATTTTTTATTACCTTTTGACATTTTTAAAAGTTCATTCATGATGATTTAAAAAAATTGGAAGGTTAAAAGCATTTAAAAAAATACTTTTATTTAAGGATCAGTTTTTAATGATCCCTAAATGAAAGTATCAATTTTTTAAATCTTTTATTTTTATATTTGTAATTTTTCTATGCTGATCATATCGAACATTAAAAGAGCTAATATTAAGCTCTTTAAATTGTTGTTTATTAATGTATTTTCTAGTAGTTGATTCTAAAAAATCCTTATTATTGTTTAAATCATCAATAATAAGTCTCTTGTTTTTGTAGTCTCTACCATATGCGGGTAATAAGGTTAAAAACATTACATTAACTCCTTAATAGGTGTACTATTAAAATGTCTATCTCTCTCAATTGGTAACCCAAAAGGCGGAAACTTTAAACTTAATAATTCATCTAAAGAAAAATAACCTAATTCTTTTTCAAGTCCATCGACTAACCCGAAACATAATTTTTCTATAGGATCATACTCCGTTATATACCAAGTCCAAGAGCTACCGCCGAAAAGTTTGACGTGAGCTATGTGTTCATTACTGTTTTTTTCATTGTCTCCAATATTAGGAAGTTTTTTTAATAGTTCCTTAGTTAGGATTTTCATAGTAAATAATTAATATGTTTACATTAATATGATATCAATTAATAGTTTATATTGAAAGTATTATTTAAGACATTCAATAAAAAAGACATTCAATTTTGACATTCAATTTTGACATTCAATTTTGACATTCAATTTTGACATTCAGTTTATAAGATTAATTTTTTTAATTTTTTTTTTTTTATGAAAATTTTTTTTAGTCCAGGAATTTATCTCAATAAGAAAAATTATTGAGAATAGGTAATTAAAAAAATACTCACTATTTCTAGTGAGTAATTTATTTTTAATCTAAGAAATAATTTTCATAATCTTTTTTTGAAGGATTATAAATTTTAGCATCGCTACAACTTTCGGCTAACTCAGGGTTAAGAGTATTAAAACAAAAATTGTAAGGATCAGGGTTATAAAATCTTTTGTATTCTTCAGAATCTAAAAAACAAATGATTTTAATATCAGTACCTTTTTTAATATGATCAAGATCTAATGCTTCCACTAGATCTAAATAATCAATATCAATAGTAAAAATTACTTTTTTGTACTTGTGTTTTGTTGTGGTCATTTTTTTAATGGATGGTTAATTGTTTCAAGTTGTAGTTTTAAGATTTTAATTTCTTTTTTTTGTTTCTCAATTAATTCTTTATTATCTGCATTTAAATCATTTAAAAAAATGATTCTATCTCTTAAGTTATGGATTTTATTCCATAACTTAAAAATTTCTTGGTGCAGATAATAATCTGGATTGATCATTGACATTTTTTAAAGCTCCTGAAGTAATTTTTCTAATTGAGTTGTACGACTATCTAACCTCTCATAAAGAGTTGAAATAATAGCGTATGATTGCCAACTTAATAAAAGGAAGGCAACTAATAAAAGTTTTGTTCTCATAATTTTTTGGAAGGTAAAAAGGAAGGAAAGAAAAGGAGTAATAGAATTACTCCTGATGCTCTTTTTTGTATGGTTCCGAATCTGGAAGTTGTACCAAAATTTTTAGAAACTTTCTAGGCTTCGGATTTTTTTCGAATTTGTAATCTCTGGATAATCTCATGTAAACTATCTCACCTTCATTTATAACGAAGGAAGGCAATTTATTAATCGCCTTGAGTATTCTTTCAGTGTGTTTATCCATATCAATCATCCAATACAAATTTTACATAAGTATCGATTGAGTGAAAAAAGTCCCAGTGATTCGACTCATCCATAGGATGAATTTTTAGCCATAATCTTTTAGACTTTTTTGAGTAACATTTTTCATACCTAATTTTATTTTTAATTAGGTAATCTTCGTACTCTGGATAGATACAAGTAATACCGATCATAAGAAGGAAGGGAATAAATTTTCTAGGTTCTTTTTTTGTATTTCCTTTTGTGTTTACCTGATAACCAATTTTTAAAAATGTGTTACCTGATAAGCAGTTTAAGAAATACTCAAGCATAAAAATTGGCAATAGTACTAGCCCATTATTTATGCTGATAGCATATTATCATCTATCTGATATAAAAGCAAGTTTATTAACTAATATTTCTAAGTCCATCGAGGATCGCTTCAGACAAGCAAAAATTTCTAAGGTACTAACATAAGCAAGTTATATTAGAGTGCTATCACAGAGGCATACAGGCCAAAATTAGGGCATATGGGGTACAGTTGCAAAAAATTTTTTTTCTAGGCCCAGGCGAGCAACTTAAATATATTCTCGAAATCTTCGTTACTTTGATTCAACTTTAATTGAAAGTTCTGGAGCTTGAATGTTTACAGTTTCAACGGATTCACCTATTACTTTGCCTAGTGAGTCTAGAATCTGTGCTGCTGTTTGTAATTGACCTTTTGATATAGCTTTATTAAATAAGCGAACTCTCATTGCTTGTAAGCGAGGAAGCATATTTTCTCTATCTTTATCCCAATCTTCGGTATTCCAATGTTTTACACGACCCCAATCTTCCCAAGCTGTTGTTATTGAAATGTTTTCAATTTTTGAATGTTCTATCACGAGTTGACGTGTAGTTTTACCGTCTAATTGTCGTGAGTAAAGACGTTGAGCACGTTCTTGAACCTTTTCTGCTGTAGAACGAGCGACAAATCTAGGTCTACCACGTTTTTTAGTTTGAGCTACTGGAGGTGTAATATCGTTTGGAAAAGTAGAAGAAGCCACGGACTTAATCTGAGAGGGGTTAATAATCGAACTATAACCTAAAAATACAGATTTAGGCTATAAATAGGGGGTATAGATTGAAATTTCTGTTATTTTTAAGTGTATGGCGGTAAAAAACAAACCAGAAATCAGTTTAAGGTACGCACAAGGGGAGGTATTTAATAGTGACAAAAGATTTCGGGTGTTGGTTGCTGGAAGAAGGTTTGGGAAATCATATTTATCCTGTATTGAACTGCTCAGAGGAGCAATCAATCGGCCTGGGGAGACTTATTTTTATTGTGCTCCTACTTATCGGATGGCAAAGGATATTGCGTGGAAAGAATTAAAGAAGTTAGTGCCGAAGGTATGGGTTCAGAGTAAAAATGAAACAGATTTAAGGTTGGAATTAATAAATGGATCGAGTATTGAGTTAAAGGGTACAGAAAATGCTATGGCATTAAGAGGAAGAAGCCTAGCAGGGGTTGTATTGGATGAAGCAGCGTTTATGGATCGAGATGTATGGGCAGAGGTGATTAGACCTGCTTTAGCTGACAAACAGGGGTGGGCTTTGTTTATTAGCACTCCTGACGGAACTGCTAGTTGGTTTTATGATATGTGGTGTTTTTGTGGTGAACAGGAGTGGGATGATTGGCAGAGATGGAGTTTTACTACGATAGAGGGGGGTAATGTTGCACCAGAGGAGGTTGAAGCAGCTAGGTCGCAATTAGATGCAAGAACATTCAGACAGGAATTTGAGGCTAGTTTTGAAAATCTTACTGGTTTGGTCGCTGTTAGCTTCAGTGATGACAATATTGATAAGGAAGTGGAAGACTTACATATGCTTCCTTTGTTGTTGGGTTTAGATTTTAACGTTGACCCTATGGCTGGAATCTGTGCGTATAAGCATGGTAATAATTTATATGTTTTTGATGAGATCATGCTGACAGGAGGTGCTACCACATGGGATTTTGCTGAAGAAGTAACAAGAAGGTATGGGGTGGATAGAAGAATTATTGCTTGTCCTGACCCTACTGGTAGTGCAAGAAAAACCAGTGGAGTTGGTGTTACTGACCATAATATCCTCAGACGTAGTGGTTTTACTGTTATGAGTCCAAAAAGTCCGTGGAAAATAAGAGATAAGATTACTGCTGTCAATACTGCCTTACTTGATGCAAATGGAGATCAAAGAACTTTTATACATCCAAGATGTAAAGAATTGATAAAAGCACTTAGAACTCTTACATATGCACCAAATACTGGCCTACCTAATAAAAATCTAGGTGTTGACCATGCTTTTGATGCTTTTGGCTATCTTTGTCTACAACAATTTAATTTGGCAAAACCAGAGACATTAGGGCAAACTGCGTTTAGAATATACTAAGAACTACCTAATTCTTATCATGTATCATTCTACAACTAAGAAAAAGAAGAAAAAAAAGAAGGGAGGTAAGAAAC